GTGATTGCTTTTACCTTGTCCTTGAACACTGCAAAAGCATTTACAAGTTTCGTGAAGATCAGTTGATTGAGGAGTTTAAGAAGTACATCGATTCAACTTACAACGCTCACTACGGTCAAGGCGGACTTCAGTCCGCTGAGATCATTGTCGATAGAGGACACGGTGATGGGTTCTTTCACGGCAACATCGACAAGTACAATGGTCGATACGGTAAGAAAGGTGAAACGCCAGCAGAATGGCGAAAGGATATTGTGAAGATTATTCACTACGGTTTCTTAGCATTGTATGAACATGACCGTAAATATTCTGAAGATACAGTAACCGTTTCTTATAAATAACCGTACATGAACCCATTTCAGGAGAATAAAAAATGGCGTTAACCGTAGAATTAAAAATCACTCGTCCGAACACAGAAACTAACTGGCCTTGGTCAGCAACTGATGCTTCTACACTAGCTGAATTAGCATCGTTGAGAGAAACACACGGAGCTACTTCATCTAATCACGCTTCTGCTGACGGATTATCTTTGGTATATACTGAGAGCTGTCCTTTAGAAAATGGTGATGCTTATTTCGCTGAGTATGCAAATATTTGGCAAGGAGTAGCAGAGAGCGCTGTTTCTAGTAACATAACTATCACCTCTACAGTTATTGATAATACTTAATAAGAGATTATTATGCCTTTTACAGTAGAATATGTAATGACCCGCTCAAGTAAAAGTGTAGAGTTTCCAGAAATAAGTGGAGACGAAAGAGATACTTTGTCTTCATTAAGAGAAGAACACAATGTGTATTCAGAAGTAATTTTTTCTAGTGATGAGTTAGTTAAGACTTCAAGGCACACTACACCTACTATGGAAGACTACACTGCTTTTTATACTGAAGCGCAAACATATTGGACTAAATCTAATTTTATTGACGATTGTGGAAAACTTGATATACATGTTAGTATGTCAGTGGTAGAAAATACTTAGAATTTGCTTGACTTTTTATTATGATGTCTGTATACTGTACGGACAATATTAACTTTGTGAGATATATTATGAAAATTAGTAACGATACACTTTCAGTCCTTAAAAACTTTGCAGGCGTGAATACAAACATTCTCGTTCGACAAGGTAACACTCTCGCCACTATTAGCACGGGTAAGAATATTTTTGCTCGTGCTACAGTGGCAGAGACTTTTGATCGTGAGTTTGCAATCTACGATCTCAATAGTCTTCTAGGCTTACTGACTCTCATGGAAGATACTGAAGTGTCTTTTGGTGACGAGTCTATTACAGTGTCTAAGGATCGTAGTTTGTTCGAATACTACTACGCTGATCCTGAAATCATTGTTGGTGCACCCGACAAGCAAATCGAAGTAGATGAATTCTTCACCTTCGACCTCTCAGCAGACGATCTAAGTATGATTCAGAAAGCAGCGGGTATCACTGCTGCTCCTATGATGAGTGTAATTGCTAATGGCAGTACTGCTACAATCACTGTAGGTGATCCTGCAACTCCTAAGAGCAATAGCTTCAAGCAAGTTATCGCCGAGACTGATAAGACATTTGCAGCACACTTGCAAATAGAAAATCTCAAAGTCCTCCCTGGTGATTATCGTGTTGTTATTTCTCAAAAGAAATTCATGCACATGATAAACACTAAGTCTGATGTTAAATACTGGTTGGCATTACACCAATCATCTGAGGTATAGTATGAACGATATTCAATTGAATGTAAACATTAGAGAAGCAACTAACGGTTGGTTGGTTGAATTCACTAAGGGTGATGACACAGTAGAATATGTGTACGCTCGACCTGGCCCTGCTATTAGTTTTGTTAAGAAAGTAATGACAGGGGACGTAGAAATTTTTGGAGACGATGGTGAATAATTTTATTTGTGAGGAATGCGGTGCTAAAGTCGTAGATTCTCCCAAAGGTTACACGAAAGGTTGTGACCACTATCCAGTAGAGACAGTCGAAGAGGTGACCCCAAAGCGGGGTCGCCATATCATCTTAGACTTATCAGACGATACAAAAACTAAAGAAAGGTTTGGTTAAATGAAAATTGGTTTCACTTGTTCTACATTTGATTTATTTCACGCAGGACATGTGGCGATGTTGGAAGAAGCCAAAAAACAATGTGACTATCTGATAGTAGGAATTCAAACTGATCCTACTATCGATAGACCCGAAAAGAATGCCCCCATACAATCTCTGATAGAAAGACAGATTCAAGTTCGTGCATGTAAGTTTGTTGATGAAACAATCGTATATGCTACCGAAAATGACTTGGTTATTCTATTGCAAACTTTACCTATAGATATTAGAATACTCGGAGTAGAGTATAAAGATAAAGACTATACTGGTAAAGGCATAGTCAATGCGTACTACAACAAACGATCCCATTCTTTCTCATCCAGCGAGTTGAGAAAGAGAATGGGTGTTTAAATTATATTATGAATGGTGTGAAAAATGAAAGATCATTTCCTCTGGGTAGAAAAGTATCGCCCACAGACTATCGAGGACTGTATTCTACCTGATGCCACAAAAGCAACTTTCAAAGAGTTTCTAAAGAAAGGAGAAGTACCTAATCTTCTCCTTTGTGGTACAGCAGGCACAGGCAAGACTACAGTCGCACGAGCCTTGTGTGAAGAACTAGGTTGCGATTATATCGTTATCAATGGTTCAGACGAAGGTCGTCAAATCGATACTCTTCGAACAAAGATCAAAAGTTTTGCTAGTGCTATCAGTTTTGAAAGCAAGACTAAGGTTGTAATCATCGATGAGGCAGACTATCTCAATCGTGAGTCAGTACAGCCTGCACTTCGAGCATTCATCGAAACATTCTCTGAAAACTGTCGCTTCATCTTCACATGTAACTACAAGCAGAAGATCATTGCTCCTCTTCACAGTCGTACTACTGTTATTGAGTTCAAGACTGACAAGAAAGATCAGGTTGCATTAGCAGGCAAGTTCATGAAGCGCATGCAGTTCGTTCTTGATGCTGAAGGCGTGACATACAAAGATAAAGTACTTGCAGAATTGTTGATGAAATACATTCCAGACTATCGCCGAGTACTCAATGAGTTGCAGCGATATAGTTCATCTGGTACTATCGATGAAGGCATTCTGAGTAATATATCTGATATAAATACTAAGGATCTAATCACATCTTTGAAAGATAAAGATTGGAAGAAGATGCGTCAGTGGGTTGCTAACAATGTTGATACTGATCCACAAGGCATATTTCGTTACATTTATGATTCTTTGCTGCCCGAGATCAAAACAGTTCCTCAGATGGTTCTGTTGATTGCTGACTATCAGTATAAAGCGGCATTTGTTGCCGATCAAGAGATAAATCTTACAGCGTGTCTAACTGAAATCATGGCAAGTATACAGTTCAAGGACTAATAAGTGATATACCACACACTAGATTTTGATAACCTAACTAAAGAAGATTGTTTAGAGACGTTTGAGTTGTTGAAGAAGGAACTTGTAGTTGTCATAAAAAAGGCACCTATCAATCCTATTGGTATGCACAGATTAATTGCTGGCATGAGCCACATAGCAAATTGGGAACAATGTTTCTGGGACGTAGAAGGCAACTTCAAAGGAGTTCCTACAGAGCCATTAGATCCTTGGCAAGTAGATGAAGTATTGGTACAGCGAGTCACTGCTAAAGAGAAAGATAACAAGCCAACTGGCATCTTTCCTAAAGGCAAGTTAGACTGGCATGCTAATCTAAATGGTCCTGATAGAGCAGATGGTGTTGCTCTTCAAGGCTATGCAGGAGTAGAAGGTACTGTTACTTCTTGGTTAGATACAGCAGCAGCTTATGCTGTTATGCCACAGAGTCTTAAAGATAAGATCAAAGGCAAGTATTGTACATACACATACAACATGGCGAACTGGGCAGAAACTCCTTGGCACTTAGATCACGCTAAGAAAGATCCTTCATATCGTATGTGGATTGAACAAGAGAACATTGCAGGTGTTAAAGGTTTGTATTTCTATACCAATAACGACTTGCAGGTAAGTGACGGCGATGACGATGATATAGAACTCTATGACGAACTCAAAGCGTTTCTATTTCAAGAAAAATTTATGTATCATCATGAATGGGAAGTAGGAGACATCGTTCTAAGCGATCAACTACTTACTTTACATCGTAGACCACTGAGACCAGATGCTGTTTTTGAGAAGAGAATCTTACATAGATTAACTTTTCCCATAAGCAATACAACTGACCCGAAATTTATTATTGAGCGAAATAAAAACTGTTACGAGGAATAATAAATGAAATGGCCAAGAAACGAACTACAGATAAAAATTAAACTAGTCTTTAAATCAGGACACGCTCATGAAATGTGGATCAAAGATTTGAAGCAGACTCCTGAAGGCAGTCTAGAGTGGGAACATATTGAAGACGACAACTCTTTGCTTGAGTTTTCACCTGATGATATAGCAGCAATTATCAGAGTAGGGAGTCGAACTAAAACTGTTTGGGAATAAATTATGAGCTTTTTGGAAGAACTTGGACCGCCAGTAGTAGAAGTTGATGAGAAGTCTTTTAGCGAGAAAGTAAAAAAGATCAGCCCATTTGATTTTGCTAATAGCATAAACTTTACAAAAGAAAATCTCATTATTGACGAGGCTACGGAGAAAGAATATAATCCTTTCATTGTCAATCGTGCAATGGGATTTGCTGCTGATACGGTCATTCCTGCAAATGAAATGAACTCTCGGCCGCACATAGATAACAAGATGCAGTATGATTTTCTATGTGCGGTTGTTCGTAAGAGTAAACGATACAGTAAATGGATTAAGTCTGAAGAAGAGAATTTAGAGGCAATTCAACAATATTTTGGTTATAGTTTCAATAAAGCTAAAGAGGCTTTACGCATTTTGACTAG